GCATGTTAGTATCTGTTTCATACCGTGCAACAAACATACCCCGTGGGTTCTGTTCTGGTATGACCATGGGTGTAACACCTTCTGCGTTCTGTGCTTTCTCGGTGCTTTTGATTTTAAGAATACTACCCCAGTGTTCTGCGGTAAATTCGGTAACCAAAGTTTGTACAGACGCGGTGCTATCGTCTACAAACGCCTTTACCCGTATCAGTTGTCCTACCACCCACTTAAACAGCTCCTTCATATCGTAATCAATTATACCTGCACGTTTTGCTGCAAGCGCCCCTGCCAATATTGCCGAACACCCCCCAGACCAGAAACGGTTCTTATGGTTTAACCCTGCGGCTTTATCTAACTTTGCCTTAATTTTTTCATAGTCTGCGGCTACCGTGACCTTGTTCTCTATTATATACTGCACAAACTCTGGTCCGTAATGCCCGTAGTTAAGCTGTATATCCTTAAACAACCCTGCGGACACGACGGGGTCCACTTCTATCATGGGTATTTCATCAACCCGCAACTCCAGTAGTCGTTGCATCTCTGCTTTGGTATCACCCTTTGCCATAGCCATTTGCGCGTACATACTTACGTTACCCGAAGACAACGCTATTAAGTGCCACGGTCTACCCCTAACACGTTCGTAGTTGCCGCCACCTGCCATCCGGTTTTTCTGCGTTCCTTCCGATAGCTGATATGCGTAATCTGATGCTTGCTTACCATGTATGTTTGTCATCTCGTCTGTATTTAGCCCAAGATTGTGCATTACCTCGGCAAAGTTCATACGAGAATTTGGTGTATCCGCTTTAGTTCCTGTAAGACCGCGCGGCTCACCCCATATAGCGGTGCCCGTATACATAGCCGTTGTTTTACCACCCCCTGTTTCACCGAACAGATGTATGCCTAGACTATATAAACCCGTCAAAGGCATGAGAATAGTGCCGAACCCTGCGCACACTGTAAACTGCTGTAGCTCCATACCATTTTGGTTGTAGAAATCCAGTATTTCTTTGTGGCGTTCTTTAGAACCTTTAGGTTTGAACTTGTGTATATGCCCTGAAGTCTTGCTAGACGGTGGGTTATACTCTGCACCACGGGCGGTAATCAGTTGGTCCCCCAACACAAACGCATCCATCTTTTCATCGTCAACCCACCCAAACTGTTGATGCGCCTCACTTGCTGTAGTGGTCTGTTGTAATTCTTTTATCCATGCTGCCGTGTATGCCATAAGTTTATCTATATCCTTCCCATAAGTTACTATGCCCTGCATGGACATGTGCTTGCGAAACTCTTCCCTTGAGGTAACCGCAGACAGAGGCACAACAAAATCGCGTGTCCCGTCTCTCGGTAAGTGTAGCGCAAACGCTATAACTTCTCCAAGCTCCACATCGTGCAGCCTGCGCGTGACATAAAAATCATGGTGGTATACACATATTTCTTCGGGTTCATCATTCTCGTTCACACTGCGTAGGTACACACCCCCGTTCTGCCCCCTAAAATATGGTCTGGGCAGTGCAGGTATTGTGATCTGCTTCGTGCTATCCCCATCTATTTCCTTTATAACATTTTCTTCTGGCGTAGCTTCTTTAACTTCTTTTGTAAGCACGGCGGGTGTTGTGATTTTACCCTTGTTTGGGCAACCCTCGCACCCGTCAGGGTTCAGCCGTTCTATCGTGCTACAGAAGTGTGGACCGCCTGTATCTTCCATCTTCTTTAGTGTGCCCTGCACACTGTAATCTTCGTGCTGCGCAGACATAATATGGGCTGCTTCTGCCCCGTCCTCGCACACGTTGGCTATTGATAACCCCGCTCGCCATAGGTCGTGCGACACACTACCTTGATGTTTTATTATATGTTTAATCTGGTTACAGCCCGTACCGTTTTTGGTCTTCAACAACAGACGCCTGAAGCTACCTTTATAGTTTTGGTACATCGCGTCTTTGAACGCGCTGACTGCCGATGTTTCCCGTTTCTTGGGTACTGGTATCGGATCACCCCCTAAGAGCGTAGCAAACGCGTCAAAGTCCACGGTGTCAAAGTCTTCTATCCCATAAAAGTCTACAGGTAGGGGGTCACCGTACTTGTGATTGTGAGTGCTTGGCACACGTAAAATACTAGCGGCATCAGACGTACGGGACGGGTCAGCCGCAAACCCCTGTTCGTCACATAGCCTCTTTAGTCGTTCCGCTATGGGCCACCAATCCTCCCTACATGCAGGTTCGGATAATATCCAGTACACATGTACACCACGCCCTGAGTTTATAAGTGTAGGAGTAGGTAGGTTGTTGTTTTCGCAGAATGTACGTAGCTCGTCTATGGCTACGGCTTGTGACGGAAATTCTTTATCGGGGCCACAATCCAAATCTAAGAAAAACGACTTCATCCATTGCATGTTGTTGGCAGTACGCGAACTACCGTCAAAGAATGTGCCCAACGCAAAGAAGGCGTTCCACCCCTCATCATTTAGGTCACGCGCTTTCTGTAAGACTTCATCTATAGAAGAATAAAAGGATTGTTGTATACGCTCGTTGGGCTTCACGCCCTTGTTGGCCCATACGCAGTATTCCCCTTCGTGCGCTAAAACCAACTCCAAAAATCGTTTTGTTTTCATTGCTACCACTCATACCATAAGAGTAACCACGGCTACCGTAGCAACCGTGGTATTTTGTTTTAATCCTCGTCGTCAAATAAATCATCCACGATATCGTTAAGATCGCCGCTTGACGTAGAGTTTACCGCTGCCTTTTTGACAGTCTTTTTAACTGGCTCCTCGTCAAACCCATCATCGTCGTCTGCCTTGGTAGGCATCTCCAAGACATTGTTTGACTTGGGCTTCTCTTTGAATGGGTTTGGGTCTTCTGCCACAAAACCACCATCCACTTTGCTGAACGGGTTGGCACGTTCCATAGGAAGGTACTTAATAACCTGCACGGCGTTTAGCCTCAGTGACACGCTTTGGTTTCCCCCAAAGTCGTATGGCACCAACTTCACGGCTACGTTGACCGTACTGCCAGTAGTCAACTGAAAGTCTGCTGCTAGTGTGTTACCCTGCGAATCGTACTGCGCAGGAGTGTCAGTCACCTGACCGTTATACGCGCCCTTCAATGTGGCTTTGTGCGTATACGTACCGTTGTCGTCTTTGACGAACGGGTTGGCCAGTTTCTCTGCCCACTTGTCCTCGCGGTTTGCCATGTAACAAGCGTTCATGGCTTTGAACAAAGCTCTTGCCGTGGGTTGATCCATACGGAACTGGATAGAAAACTCCGCGTTAGTATCACGCGGACCGCAAGGCATACTGCGGTTAACTTTTTTATCGAACGCATAGGTTTGGTCTATGCGAGGCCATAGGGCTTCGATACCCTCAATAATATATGTGTCAGCCAATGTCGTTCTCCTTTCTGGCTATATGTCTGCGTCAGCATCGAAATCAAATTCTAGCTGTTCTTCTACAGGCTCGTTGCGTATCTCGGCCTGTTCTTCTTCCTTGGCCTTGCCCGTTAAGGCTTCGGTTACAGAAGTTTTATTAAAGCGGTATGTGTTACCGATCTTAATGTACGTGGACTTAGGGATATGCCCCTGCCGTACCCACGCACGAATAGTAGAAATGGATACCGCAAAATGCTTCGCCAAATCCTCTATTTGTACAAATGGTTCTGCCATTATTTTTTCCTTACTGATATGACATATTCGGTGTCTACGTTCATGCCTTTGGGCATAACGTCTGGGTTCTCCTCCAAAAACTGTTTGATGTTCGTCTGGTTCAACCGTTTGTCTAGGAACTCAGGTACATCATGCTCTTTTATAAAGCTGTACATCTGTTCCCAATCGCTAGTCCAATACTTGATTTTGCTAGACCGAAAAAACAAACCTTCAGAGGTTCTAACGCTTTCGACATTGTGGTTCTCACAGTAGTCTAATAACGCGTTCTTCAAGATTTCCTGTTGGCGAACCAACGCTCCATCTTCTTCTTTGTATTGTGCAGATAACGCCGCTCGTTTTGCCCTTAATTTTATGTAGGCTTTAGTCAGCTTATCTGCAGGGATGTCGGACTTATCCTCCATATGCGTTCTCCTAATTAACGAGAATTACACTCTAGTTACTAAATGTAACCTAGTCAAGTAATTCTTTGTAAAGGTCGATCATTTTTGTGTGTACGTCTATTCTATTATTTAATAATGAATAAATACGCTTTTCCACGGCAGAACCTTGTAGCTGTACGACTGTACAACGGTGCTTCTGACCTGACCTATGAACCCTAGCGTTAGCTTGGGCGTATGTTTCTAGTGAAGACGTTGGCCCCCACCACACCACAGTATTGGCTGCTGTTAACGTAACACCATGCGCTGCCGACTGCGGTTGAATGACTAGCACTCTTGGATCGGGGGTGTTCTGAAACCGTTTAAATATATCGGTCCGCTTGGTTACGGGTACATCTCCCCGTATCACCTCCGTAGATATCCCGTCATTACGCAACTTATCTGTCAGTATGTCAATGGTGTGTTTAAACGGTACAAATATTAATACCTTTTGGCTGCTTTCGTCTACGACTTCTTTCAGCACTTTATACCTGTGTTTTATGTCGAACTCTAACGTGTCACCTTCGTCGGTGTATACTGCTCCTGCAGATATTTGCAGTAGCTTATTCATAATGATGGCCGCGTTCATTGCGGTCACCTCATCATCACCCACCGTCATGGTCATGCGTTTGCGTAGCATGTCATAATATTTCTTTTGTTGCCGCGTAAGCTCAACGTGTCGGTTCGTGTATGTCATGTCAGGTAGATCAAGACATTCTTCCTTAGTGAACCGTATGGCAGGTTGTAGTATATTAAATACGGTATCCGATGCGTGGGGTTTTATCGCCCATCTAAATTGTGACACCTTGGTCATTACCATATCACGGAAAGAACCAAAGAACCTTGGTACAGAGTTTGGGTTTATTATCTTAGCCAACCCGTATGCATCGAGCGGAGACTGCGCAGCAGGTGTACCTGTCATCATCCATAACCACGTATTATCATTAACGATACGCCTTAACACCTTCCATCGTTTGGATTGTGCATTTTTGTAGTGCGTAGCCTCGTCCACAATAATTAAATCAAATCCACCGTTTATGATATCCTCGGCTACAATCTCAACACCATCATAATTTATTATGACAAACTCAGAACCTTGCTGGATAATCTCACGGCGTTTTTTAGATGCGCCATGGGCTATCGACACACTACGGTGCGGTGCAAAGGTAAATAAGTCTTCGCGCCACGCGTTATCCATAATTGACAAGGGGCACACGACTAACACGCGGCTAACCTTGCCCTGTTTCATCAGAAAGTCTGCAGCCCAGATAGAGGAAGCGGTTTTACCTGTGCCCTGTTCGTTAAAGCAAAACGCCTTCTGGTTCATGGTAAGAAAAGCCGCTGTCTTCTTCTGGTGGTCGAACGGTGCGTATTTGCCTGTCCATGTGTATCTACCGTTGATGGGGGAAGGCACGTTGATATTTAATTTGCGCAATGTATGCGCTTCGTCGATACCCCACTTCACCAAGACTTCGTGATCTTGTACTGTCTTACTTTTAGGTATCGTTTCAGTGACACGTTTTGGGTTGCGCAGCTTGAGTAGCAGCGCCTTGCCATCGACTATTCGCATGTAATCCTCCTATTTAGGGATTTCCCTAAATGGTTTTATTTTTTCTTTTTGTAGTTCCGTGCGCGGTTCTTGCTGCGGCTTTCGATTTTTACACCGTCTTTATTAGAACCACCCTTCGACAAGGCTTTCTTGTGGCTAATGTCTTTACCTTCACGTTTATCAGCTTTACCGTTCTTGTTAACATCTTTACTGGTGCGATCCATCTTACGACGGGCACGCTGACGTTCCATCCTAGCTTCAAAGGCTTTGCTACCTACGGGTTTGTTCTTTTGTTTGGGGCGGTCTTTGGGGTTTTTATATGGCATCAGTTGGCTCCGTTATGGACACATTCAATGATAGGACAGTATCGCTTACACAATCCGTTGGGTCGTGCGTTCCACATGTCTTCTTTTGCTGCGGTTTCCATCTGCCCGTACTTACCGAGCCACTTCTCCCACAGCTTAGACTTATCATACTCCATGTAAGTATCTTTTACCAAGTCATTACACACCACAAACAACAGTGCAGCGCGTACCTTTCTAATTTGCGGATATCGCGCCATTAGTGCAAGGGCCATCAACTCTAACTGTCCTTTGTCTGCATACTTGGAAGATTTGCCTGTCTTGTAATCCACAACAGTGGCTACTTCATCATCTAATATTACTAGGTCAGCGACACCGCGAAACCAAACATCAGAGGCGTAGAAACTACAAGCCTCTAGGTTCTCCGTCAGGCCCATTTTTATCTCGCATAACTTCTCGCCCTTCCTGTTCTTCAAAGATGTTAGGGCTTTCTTCACATAGCTAAACTTTGCTGGCACAGGTGTATCTTTACCAATGAAGTCTTCGGCCATCTTGTGGAATTCGTTACCATATAGTATGGCTTCGGTCTGCACAAACGGCACCTCTTTCAAGATGTGTTTGTGGTAATACTGCTTCGGGCATTGCTCAAAGTCTTTGATCTTACTGAACGACCACGGCCATACTTTTGTCACTCACACTCTCCATATGATTTGCCTGTTCCGCTCTCACATGTGATCGGTAATCCATCAGCCCACTTAGGTGCTTGGCTCATACATTCCTCGACATATGCTTGCGCCTCGCCTAACTCCTCGTCGGCAACACAGGCCACAATACTGTCATGTACAGTTAGCACAACTTTGTATCGCTTCGCAATGAGTAACATTTGGTGTCCTATGATACAACGTGCAATAGCTTGGCATACGTTCTCCACCACCTTACCACCGTATATACGTTTCGGACCTCTGCGTGTTTTGTACGTGTACTCATACCCACGCTCACCTTTTTCTCCTGCCAACCCGTTGTAGAACATAGGTAGGCCAGAAGGTAGGATGATTGCGCTACGACTTGCGTTTACCTGCAATACGCCTTTACGCCCAAATTCTACGGTATCTCCCCGCTCCATGTGGTGTACCATGTTGTTCGCATCAGTCCATAATTGACTAATTGCGCCGTTGGCATCGCGGTATACTTGTATGATCCGCCGTGCTTCTTCTAACTCTATGTAGACCCCCATACCCTGTAATTGTGCTTGGAACTTAATCGCACCCATGCCGTAACCTGCGCCGAGAATTGTGGTCTTGCCCACAAACCTCTGGTCTTTACTTACCCCATCTACTGGCACGTTATATATGGTGGACGCCATGTATTTGTACACATCTTCACCATCAGCGAACTGCTTAGTTAGATCATCCTGTTCCGCAAGCCACGCCAACACACGCGCTTCAATCTGTGAACTGTCGCAGTCTATCAGAGAATGTCCTTCGGGTGCGATAATGCTACCCTTTAACTTCTTACCGTTCGGTCCACGACTAGGTAGGTTTTGTAGGTTGATCTTATCGTCGCCACCCCATCGTCCAGTATGCGCCGCATAATATCTTACAGGGACAGGCAGAAGCCCGCGGGCCGATATGTCTATAAACCGTTGGGTACGTGTTTCTTCTAGCGTAGATTTACTACCTAGACGCGCCGCCACTAACGCTTGCACACGATCATCCTCATGTTCTAACAAATGTTTGAACGCTTCATCATTCTTGGCGAACGCAAATGTTTCTTTTTCTGTAGTGGGGCTAATCTTCATAGGGGGCTTGACCCCAAACCCTTTCAACAACTCCGCGAACTTCGGGTTGGACATAAGGTCTTTCTTATCTTCTACCCCTGCATCAGCTAACAGTTTGGTTTTACGGTCCTTCACGTCTTGTAGATGCGACTGCAACAAGTCACGGTCTAAATCCAAGGTGGGTTCAGTAAACATCCGCAGGGTGGCATCTATCAAACGTAACTCTTGTTTGGGAAACCGTCGAACCATCCTACTAAAAAGTTTATAGGTTAGCTCAACGTCATTAATACAATAGTCCCCGTACTCTGCTAAGTCTTCGGGTTCAAAATCTTCACGTTTTTTTCCAATGGCTCGTATGACCTCTGTGCCTTTAGTGCCGAGGTTGTACTTTTCAGATAACGCAGCGAGACTTGCGCGAGCTTCAGTCCCATGTAAGGCACGGGCAATACACAAAGTATCGGTATACATGCGAGGACGAATACCAAAACACCAATTAAGAATGGCACCATCAAACATAGTGTTATGGCAAAGTACCATAGCTTTACCCCAATCGAACGATTTGAAGTATCTGTCCAGTTGTTTCTTCGTGCCACTAGCCCACTCCGTTTCTTCATTGTTTACTTTAGTAGCCACGCCGATCACCTCAAAACGAGGATCACGGACGTAGGCTTCTGTTGTTAACTTAGACAGAGAATAATCCCTGTCATAGTATGTTTCAAAGTCTAGTGTTATAAGGTCCATCAGCCCTTACTCACTATCTCGCCACCACATGACATATAACCACATGCGTCTACCCAGTTGTCTGGATGTGACGGGTTAGACTTTATACGCGCAATTTTAAGCAACGTCATCATAACAGCTACATCGGTGGCACTTATGTTCATGCCTAGATGCACAGACCAATACTTACCTATGGTTTTAAAGTTATCTTCCATATTCCCATGGTCAGCCGCACGATCTTTGGTCACATATTCTTTGGCGGTATCTAACACCTGCCCACGCGTGACCTTACGCGCTTCCTTTTCAAACACTTCGTCTGGTGTGCCGATCTTTTTTAGAAGTTTATAGACGTACCCATAAGATGTGTTAGTCGCGTCTGCTATTTCCCTAGCTTTCGCTGTAGGATGTTTTATCTTGTACGCCCATATCTTATCCGCGTACGGTGATCCTTTTTTAGCCATGCCGTTCTCCTATCTTGGCAAATCATATTTTCTTTTCATGTTGGATGCTGCTTTCGGACTTATGCCCATTATTTCTGCGGCATCTTTCAGCGTCATCTTACGCTGCAACATGCGGTTCAACACTTCAGCTTCTTTTGTTAATTTTAATTTGTTCTCCTCCTTTTTGGGTCTGCCACCTTTGGCACCGTTCTCTCTATTCACGGTGTTGTTTGTATATCGGTTGTTTACAATTAGCCGAGGGTTTTCTTTTCTGTCTTTTTTAACCTGTTGTTCCCACGCCTGCCGATACAGCTCCTCATATTTTACACGTTCATACTCGTTCATATTTTTATACCATAGTCACGCAGCGTCTTGACGTAGTTATCAAGCTCCTCACGCGCAGCCCAAAGCTCCTGTTTTACGCGAGGCCGCGCATCTGCACGGTGTTGTTCATCTTGTAAGTTATCAACCTGTTGCTTCAACCATTTTAGGTTGGCTTCTTGAAACATAGATAGCTGCTCGTCACCCATAGGTTCCTCCATTGTTAAAGTGGTGCCCTGTGTGGTGCACAGGGGCTAACCGTAACGCGGTTTCTTCGGTACGATCACAGACGCAATGAACAATCATGGAGGGCGCTGCTCGTACTGCTGTGGTTTTCGCGGGACAATATCCATAAACCCGCAACCCACTCACAGCTTGGGTATCTAATCACAACGCAGGTTTACCACACTCCATAAGTTCATCTCTTACTGTGTGCATGTTATCCTCGTTAACAACTAAGTCTAAGCCCCCTGCGTCACGTATTTGTTTGAGGTTCTTGCCCTGCAGGGGTGTAGGTTTGTTCTTACCCGCTTTACATTCTATTCCGAAGAACACGCCATGGTAACATCCTACGATGTCAGGTACACCGCTACGTCCATAACCACCTGTTACAGGGTAGAAGTAGTAAGCACGTAATTCCTTTAATTGTTCCACCACTTTCTTTTTAACTTTTGCTTCGGGTGTCATTATCGTCCTCCATTGATACTAGTAGCGAGGAGCCGTGACCCCTCGCCATTTAGGGAATTCCCTATTTGTAGACCCAGAACAAGTATGGGCCGATACGTGCACCAACACCATCCACATCATTGGGTGGCGGTGGAACATCTAGCATGTAGAGCGTAGCTAGTCGCTCCTGCATCCAGTTTGGTAGCTCGTTTACAGAATTGTAGTGGCCATCGACTTCTTTGTCAACCTCTCCAATACCAAAACTTGTGATTGTAACATGTTTAGTGTCAAATGCTACGTTTACGCGGTAAGTTATACCATCGGTTGTACCCATGTGTTTGCACCTCACACGTAGAGGTAAAACGTATGGGCATTTACTTTATACCCCACACCCTCTACGAAGTGACCATTCTCACACATACTCATAGCAGCGCACTTGTGTTGCATATCTTCCGACATCTCGTCTGGTTCGTAGGACCGCGCCATCTCTAACTGGAGATTGTAGCTCGCGGTCACGTCTTTGATACGTGCATAGTTGACCACTTGCTTACCCCATCGCTCGGCAATGTTCACAAAGTCCATAGGTACAGCAGTATCCCTAAACTTGTTAGCTTCTTCCTGTTGCTCAAACATAGTGTGTACAGCGGCATTAAGTTCCTTGTCGATGAACGTATGCCCAGACTGCACCATGGTTCGTAGCTCGGCCATAAGTCGATCTGCGGCTTTCTTGTCTGAACCGTAACCGCGTGTGTTTATCCCCACCGCTTGTATGGTTTCGTCATACTTGCTCTGCACGGCATTTCGGAACGTGTTTACCTCTCCTGTAACATCGCGCACCAAAGCAAGAGCACATTCTCCCACAGCGTAAGACATAAAGTGTCTCTTAGCATGTTTCACGGCGGTATCCATGTTGATCGCCATACGCATGTTGTGCTGATTTCCACTGGTAGAATACTTCATGTTCTCAATACCACGCGCACACACGATGAACTTGTTGCCCCCCGTTTACACTGGTCGCAAAGTCACCATACCCGATGTAACCCATAGTCATCAGGTCACCCTCGCGGTACACATGCAATGTTTTGTTACAGCGCGGTATGGTCTTTACGCGTAGCGTTTTCTCTATTGCACGAACGAACTCGTACAGCTTGGGTTTCACATGTTCAAATTGTTCATGCGGTACACCCTCGCGCATACGCGTATATTCAGCCGCATATTCTTTGGCGGCGTCCACTGTTGTATGACTTATAGACATTTTTTATCCTCTCACTTGTTTTGTAAAACCACAGGTTTTGTTGATCTTACGGTTGAACTGCGCTTTGACAGTCTTCACATGCTCTGCATCACTGTCAAACGTGTGACGCAGATGGTAGTCAGTCTCACCCATGATCCCGTACATCAGGTGCAGACGTAACCCGTGGTCAGGGTCATTTATTACCGTACGCGTAAACTCTGGATCGTCACTAAAACTACCAGTTATATGCCACCCGTAGCCACCTATCACGTTGCGTATTTCATCACGGATACGATTGTTATACTCGTAGTCGTTGGTAGGTAACAAAGGATACATGGTGAACGCCCACTCACGGAACTCAGCAATAGCATCCTTCATCTTGGCTTTGGCTTTCTTATCTATCCGAGCCTTGGGCGCAACAGGTAACCCCTTACCACCATCCACAAAAGATATTTTGTCGTCGTCAACACGAAACGTCAGCGCCACACCATCATCACGGGATGTTAAGTCGTTAGTCCACCGATTTTTCTGTGCATCGTCAGGCAATGCCCACGCAGCTAACGTCTTACTCTTGGCAAGATAATATTCCTTGTACGTGGTGCCGTGACCCAACGATATAAAGTGTTTACCGTTGCGAATGATGAACCGCATACCGTTTGGTAAGTGTCTGTCTAAGAAACTATACCGACTGTTGTGGGCACCTCGACCTGTACCGTTACGCACCTTGACTGTCGTTGTACCATCTCTGTGTCTACGCCACACGATTGGTGCAAGGTTAATCATTTCTGCTTCGGTTGGTGTACCTGTGTTACCACCGTAACTCCAACCCCTAAACACATCGTCACCAGTGTAATACCCGTCTGTCAGCACGTAGCAGTTGTTGTTGATCTTTTTGATCCGTTCCTGTTTACGCGCACGGTCACCAATAGGACGCACGTTATGAGGCGCAAGTTTACCTCGCAGGGGTTTGATAGCATCGTATGCTGCTGCTACTTTATCAAAGGACATTAGGTGTCTGTTTTGCCAATATAAGGCCATCGTATTTCTCCATTTGTTGTGGGGTGACACCACGCCACCCCTTCCATTTAGGGATTTCCCTAAA